CGGCTGGTGGTGTACAGAGACGGGTCGATCAACGCGGCCGCCTCCGATATGCGTCGGGCCGAGATGACCGATCCGGATCAGCAACGACGCAGCACGGGTGGTGATGCTGGGTTTTCTGGGCCAGCGGACAGTTCGTCCTATCTCAAGGCCCGCACCGCGCTGACGGTCTACCAGGCGCAGGACAAGCAGCTGGGCATCCAGAAGAAGAAGGGCACGCTGGTTGATCGCGCCCGGGCCGAGACGCTGGTGTTTCGTCTCGCGCGCCAGGAACGCGACACTTGGGTGACCTGGCCCAGCAGGGTGGCGGCTCTGATGGCGGCCGACGTGGCAGCAGAGGTGGAAAAGCAATCCGGCAAACCGGTGATGATCGAGGCCGCGATCCTGCAGAGGGTGCTGGAAACCCATGTCAGACAGCACCTCGACGCCCTCGCTGACCTCCGAGTATCCCTCGGATAGTGACGACACGGCCAACGAAGACCTGACCGACGATCTCGACCTTGGCTTTGACGGGGCCGAGGATATCCTGCGCAGCTGGCGCAAGGGCATGCGCCCCGACCCGGACCTGACGGTGTCGGAATGGGCGGATCAACACCGCTGGCTGTCGTCACGCGGCGCGGCGGAACCCGGGCGCTATCGCACAGCCCGCGCGCCCTACCTGCGCGAGATCATGGACGTGCTGTCGCCGCGACACCCGGCGCAGCGCATCAGCTTCATGAAGGCGGCACAGGTGGGCACGACCGAGGCGGGCAACAACTGGATCGGCTTTGTCATCCATCACGCGCCGGGGCCGATGCTGGCGGTGCTGCCATCCCTGGAACTGGCCAAGCGCACATCGCGCGGGCGGCTGGATCCGCTGATCGCGGAAAGTCCGGCCCTGCGCGAACGGGTCAACCCGGCCCGGTCGCGCGACGCGGGCAATTCGATGCTCTCAAAGGAATTCCCCGGCGGCATTCTGGTGCTGACCGGGGCCAACTCGGCGACGGGCCTGCGCTCGATGCCAGCGCGCTACATCTTCCTCGATGAGGTGGACGCCTATCCGGCCTCAGCCGACGAAGAAGGCGATCCGGTCACGCTGGCCGAGGCGCGGACCACGACCTTCTCGCACCGGCGCAAGGTGTTCATGGTCTCGACCCCGACGATCCGGGGGCTGAGCCGGATCGAGCGCGAGTTTGATGCCTCGGACCAGCGCCGCTACTTCGTGCCCTGCCCGCATTGCGGGGCGATGCAATGGCTACAATTTGAACGGCTGCGCTGGGACAAGGGTCGGCCTGATACCGCCGCTTATCACTGCGAGGCTTGTGAGCGGCCCATTGCCGAGCATCACAAGACGCAGATGCTGGAACGCGGGGAGTGGCGCGCGACGGCTGTTTCCGCCGATCCGCAGTCGATCGGCTTTCATATCTCGGCGCTCTATTCGCCCTTGGGCTGGAAAAGCTGGGGCCAGATCGCGCGGGAATGGCTCGCAGCCCAAGGCTCGGAGGAGATGCTGCGCGTCGCGCGCAACACGCTTCTAGGCGAGACTTGGGTCGAGAGCGGCGATGCGCCGGAATGGCAGCGGCTGGCGGAACGGCGCGAAAGCTACGGTGAGGTGCAGATCCCCGTCGGCGGATTGTTCCTGACCGCAGGCGTCGATGTGCAGAAAGATCGGATCGAGATCGATGTCTGGGCCTGGGGCCGTGGGCTGGAAAGCTGGCTGGTCGATCACATCGTGATTGCGGGCGGCCCAGACGATCCGGCCTGCTGGGACAAGCTGACGGCATTGCTCGGCCGCACTTGGACCTGCGCCAATGGCGCGGTGATGGTGATCGGCAAGCTGGCCATCGACACCGGCTATGAAGCCCCGGCGGTTTACGCATGGGCGCGCAAGCAAGGCTTCGAACAGGTCGCGCCGATCAAGGGTTTGGAAGGCTTCAACCGCGCCACGCCTGTGTCTGGCCCGACCTTTGTCGATGCGACCATCGGCGGCAAACGACTGCGACGGGGCGCGCGGCTCTGGTCGGTGGCCACGGCCACCTTCAAGACCGAGACCTATCGCTTCCTGAGGCTGGAACGCCCTTCGGACGAGGACCGGACGCTGGGCGTTCTGGACGCCCCCGGCACCGTGCATCTGCCTGACTGGATCGACACCGAATGGCTGAAGCAGCTGGTGGCCGAGCAACTGGTCACGGTGCGCAACAAGCGCGGCTATGCCCACCCCGAATGGCAGAAGATGCGGGAACGCAACGAGGCGCTGGACACCCGCGTCTATGCAAGGGCGGCGGCCTGGATCATGGGCGCGGATCGTTGGGACGAAGCCACCTGGCGACGGCTGGAAGCGCAGGCAGGGGTGGAAACCCGTCCGCCCGTCGCCCCGGCCGCTGTTGATGGTGCGGCCTCGGAACCGACCATGCCCGCCCCGCCCAAGGCGGGAACACCGACCACCCCACGGCGCAAACGCCGGGCTTACACACCGAACTTCATGAGGGATTGAGATGGATCTGGAACGGATGCGCGCGCTTTTGGCCACGCTGCAGGAGGCCCGTTATGCGGGTGTCCGCTCGGTCAGCTATGACGGCAAATCGATCAACTACGGCTCGGACGCGGAACTCGCGAATGCCATCAGCGATCTGGAAACCCGGATCGCCACCGCCACCTCCGGCACCCCGCGTCGTCGGCGCTGGGGCACGGTCGCATCAAAAGGTCTGTGATCCATGGCTTTCGAGGCATTCCGCCAACGGCTGGGGTCGATCATCGGCGGGTTTGACGCGGCCCAAGCCCATCGTCGCCTGCGAGGCTTCCGGGCCAGCCGCGCCCATGTGAACACGCTGATCGCGGCCTCGGGGGACACGATCACCGCCCGGGCGCGCTGGCTCGTGCGGAATAACGGCTATGCCGCGAATGCGGTGGAGAGCTTCGCCAGCAATGTGGTGGGCGACGGGGTCAAGCCCTCGTCCACGATTGCCGATGCCGCAAAGAAGGAAGAGTTGCAGGCGCTATGGCTGGCCTGGACCGATGATGCCGACGCCGAGGGGCTGACCGATTTCTACGGGCTTCAGCGCCGCGCCGCACGCGAGGTGTTCCTGTCGGGCGAAGTGTTCCTCCGCATCCGACCGCGCCGGGCCGTGGACGGTCTGACAGTGCCGCTGCAATTGCAGATGCTGCCCGCCGAGATGTTGCCCCTCGACATGAACCGCAGCCTGCCCGGCGCCGGACTGATCCGGCAGGGGATCGAGTTTGACGGCATCGGTCGCCGTGTCGCCTATCACTTCCTGCGCCGCCATCCGGGCGATCTGACCGATCCCGGCCTCGCGGGCGAAACCGTCCGCGTTATGGCTGGCGACGTGATCCATGTGCTGGACCCGGTCGAGGCGGGTCAGCTGCGCGGCGTGTCGCGCTTTGCCGGCGCCATCGTGAAGCTGTTCACGCTCGACCTCTACGATGACGCCGAGCTGGAGCGGAAGAAGATCGCGGCGATGTTCGCGATGTTCATCACCTCGCCCGCCCCGGAAACCCCGCTGGAGCCGACCGAGGAGGATCTGGAGGTTGAACCCGGCCAGGTGGTGCGGCTCGATCCCGGCGAGGATGTCTCGACCCCGGCCACGCCAGACTCGGGCGGCACCTATGAGCCGTTCCAGTACCGCACCTTGCTGCAAATCGCGGCAGCACTTGGCGTGCCCTATGGCTATCTGACCGGCGACACCGCCAAGGGCAACTTCTCGAACACGCGGATCAGCCTGATCGAATTCCGCCGCCGCATCTCGGCCTGGCAGCATGGCGTGCTGGTCTATCAGCTTTGTCGCGCGGTCTGGGTGCGCTGGATGGACACGGCCGTGCTGTCGGGGGCGCTCGACCTGCCGGGCTATGACAGCCAGCGACGACAATATCAGGCCTGCGCCTGGTTGCCGACAAAGTGGGACTGGATCGATCCCATGAAAGATGCCTCGGCCGAGATCCTGCAGATTGAGGCGGGCCTGAAATCGCGCACGCAGGCGCTGGCGGAGCGCGGCTATGACGCCGAACAGGTGGACCGGGAAATCGCTGCAGAGCGGAAACGCGAACTGGCGCTGGGCCTCGACTTCCGGCGTCCGGGATCGCCTGCGCAGGGGCCG